ACTGGCCCTTGGCCGAACAGTGCGAGATCCAGTACAAAGAGCTCGATCACGCTGCTGGGCGCAAGCTTCTGGATTTCGGAGGTAATCGCGGGTGCGGTCATGACAGATCAAACACCTGTTTGAAGGTGGCCCGCACTGTTTCGACATTGGGCTCATCCACTGATCGGCTCCATTCCTCGCACACGAACTTGCCAGCAGTTCCACCAGGCGGTGTCCAGTCAAAGGCCTGCACGGCACCCCGTGCGCGCAAAAACGCATCGATTGCGGCTGCATCAAGGCTGGTTCGCCCCCGAAACTCCAACGACCAGACCTGGGGCTGGGTGTTGATGCCGAAGGCCAAACGCTGCTCATAGCCGTCGCCAAAGGCCACACGGCGCACGCTGGGCCGCATCGACAGGTTGGCTCCAACCGAAGGGGTCCAGGTGAAGGTCGCCACTTACACCGCCCTCCGGCCATCGAGCAGGCCACCGGCGCGCTTTTGGGCAAGCAGTTCTTGCCGTACGGCGCTGGCAATCGCCCGGCCAAGATCGCGTCCGCCCGGGTCATCCCCGCGGCTGGACGTGCCTGCATCGGAGACGCTGACCGAGATGTTGAATATGTCCCCACCGGACGCGCCACCGCTCATCGTGACCGGAATGGATCGGCCGTCAGGCAGCGGCACATAGGCTTCTGGCCTGCTGCCCTCGCCAAAGAGGGCCAACTGTGGCGAGTTGGCAATGCCGCCCGAGGCATAGCTGCGCAGCGCCATGGGGCCTGATCCGGTCATGACGCCCCCGTTGGCAAAGCCAAAGAGGCCCATCATGGCGTTGGCCAACGGAATGGTGATCGCCCGCTGAATCTGGATTCGAATGAGGTCGGAGATGATCGAGTTGGCCAGACTTTTGAAGTCGAGCTTTCCGGTCATCACAAACTGGGTGAGCGCATCGGTCATTCCGTTGAAGGCTCGGCTCGTGATCGACTCGATCTGCTTGCCCATGGCCTCGGCATCTTCGATAAAGCTTTTCAGCCCCTTTTGAAATCCAGCCGTGAAGGGCTCAGCAACCTCCTTGGCGCGCTGCCCCAGCTCCTTGGCACCCGCAGCCGCAGTACGCGCCGCTTCGGCGATCTGGCGCATGGCTTCGGCAAAGCGCTCATTGCCAGGCGCAGCCTCAGCCACCGCACGCGCCTCGGAGGCCAACTGCTCAAGTTGCCGAGCACTTTCTTCTCTGGCGGTGGCCAGACGCCGCAAGGACTCGAGTTCGCTGATCGCGCCCGACTCACGCAGCAGCCTGACCTGCTCCTCGCGGGTCTTAAATTCCGATTCCGCTCGCGAGGCTCGCTCCTGGATATCGCGCAACGCCTCAAAAGGACCGCGGATGGCGCGCTCCAGGGTGACCTGGGCTGCCTCACGCTCCATGCGCTGGCGCTTGGCGGCCAGGGTGGCTAGCCGCTCCTCAATCTGCCGACGCTGATCGGCGGTTTGGGCGACCGTCTCAAGGGCGGTGCGCAGCAGCGCCTCCTCCTGGTCGAAGAACGTGCGCGAACGCTCCAGGTAGTCCTGCTGCGCGTTGACCCGCAGATCGGTGGCCTCCCGAAAGCGCAGATAGCCCTGCTCCTGGTAGAGGTCAATGACACGCTGGCGGCTTCGCATGATGGCCGCCTCATCGTCAGCCAGTGCCTGAAGCGCCTTGGATCGTTGCTCAATGTCCGCGAGCGTGGTCTTGAACGTCTCGCCAGGTTCCCGGATATTGCGCTCAAGACCCGCCATCTGAACCTCACGCTCAAGTCGGGCGCGCCGGGACATGACCTCTTCAAGTCGCGCTGTGAGTCTGGCTTTTTCCTGGGTGGTCTTGGCAACGGTGGCCAGACCCCGCTTCAAGATGGCTTCTTCCTCGGCCATGTTGGCGCGAAGCCGCTCGGTGAAGTCCTCCTGCGCTGCAATCCGGGCTGCACTTCCTTGCTGGAAGGTTATAAAGCCCTGGCCCTCATAGAGATCGATGATCCGCTGACGGTCTTTGAGCAGCGCGCTCTCAACATCCAGCGCATCCTGCAATCGTTTGACGTCGCGCTCGATCCCGGCAAGTGCCTCTGCACGGTTGGCATCGCTTGCCGTGTTGTACTGCAGGGTGGGACGCTGCGGCTTGTCGCCCTGCTGGCTTGCACCTGCCTGCGCATTGCGGCGCATCTCCTCAAAGCGCTGGGTCACCGCATCAGCAAGCAGCGGCATGTTCCAGAGATCGACGTAGTTGCGGTTTGCCTCTTCGACGATTTGGTTGCGCTTATCGAGTGCCTCACGCAGTGCCTTGCGGTTGCTCTCCATCACTAGGCCTGGCAAGGCGCCACGGGCGATGAATCCACCGGCAAGCTCAATGTCAGCCCAAACCGCCTGAAAGCTGCCGACGATCGCCTTGATACCCTGGAAGATGGCCCGCAGGCTGTCCACAAGCACTGCAATCGCATAGGCGGAAGCCTCTGCCCATTTGGCAAGCGTCCCATCGTCGCGCAGCCGGCTGATGCCAGCGACCGCGTTGTCGGTCCCGAGCAGAATCTTCTTGAGTTCCTCGGCCAGGACCGAAAACGCCGGAATGGCGCTTGTCACCAGGGTCTGGGAGACAAAGCTGCTCTCCGCCCGCATCCGCGCCATGGCCTTGGAGGCCTTGTCGGCCTCCTCGATCTGCTGTGCGGTGAGCCTGATGTTGAGGTTTTGGTTTTCTGCGAGATCCTTCAAGAAGGGCAGCATCGAGGCACCAGACTTGCCAAAAAGGTCCATGGCAAGTGCCGTTTTGCCTGCACCGTCCTCGAACTGGGCAAGTTTCAAAGCCACATCGTTGAGCACCTCGGCCGGATCGCGCAGATTGCCGCCAGAATCCTTGGCCGTGATCCCAAGGAACTGCAAGGCCTTGCTGGCATCCGCCCCCTCGTCATCCACGCCGGCAAGGGCCTTTGAGAGCTTGGAGAGATTGGTGCCAATCGTCTCCATGGCGGTGCCGGAGATCGTCGCAACGGGGGCCAGGCCCGATAAGGCCGTGGTGCTCGCTCCGGTCTGCTCGGACAACTGCTGTAAAGCTGCCGTTGCCTCAATCGTCCGGTCAATGAAGTCGCGCAAGGCGCCAACCGAGGCCGCACCGATCGCTACCGCAAAAGCGGTCTTGGCGACCGTTGCGACCTGCTGGAGCGAGGTCTTCATATCGTTGGCATGGCGATCCAGAAGGCGCGCGGTACGCCCCAGATCAGCCCGAAACTCAGACGTCTCGGCCGAGAGCTTGACAACAAGCGATCCGAGGTCAGCCATGCTTTTTCACCTTGTGGGCAAACATTGCCTTGAATCGGGCTACGTTCAGGCGGGCATCGTCGCGGGGCTCGGCGCGCTCGGCGAAGGGCATGAAGTCTTCCGGCGAAAACGCGCGGGCGTGCTTAGCCCTGTTGGCGTTCGCAAAGGTTGAAGCAATCACTCCGCTTCTGAGATCGGCACGCATGTCGCCAAAGGGTTCGATTTGGTAAAAGGCCATCCACTCGGTGAGTTCGTCGGAGCCGATGCGGGCGAGCAGCTCGCGCACCGGCATCCCCAGCGCAAGCGCCAGGCGAAAGACGAACCGTCGGGTGGGGTTGGCCTTTAGGCCTTTTTTGCGGCTGCCGCCTGCTCGGTACCGATGCCGTTCAGGCGCTGGGCTACCGCAAAGACACGATCGAGCGCGCGGGCGCTCTTGCTGCCCAGGGCAGCAATCTCGCCATCCTCAAAAAGACGTGCGCCGCTCTCATCACACAGGGTGAGGGCTACGAGCCGGGCTCGGACGTTTTCCATGCGACCGTCCCGCTCGCCCTCTCGGGCGATGAGACTGGTCTCAAAGGCATCGCGATCGGTGCCGCTCATCGTGCGCACGTAAACATCGCCACCCCATTCGGGGACGTGAACGGTTTCGCGCGGCAGGTCGTCAGCAACCAGGATGGCGTCTTTGGAAAGAATATTCATGCGCTTCATGCCTCCGTGATGTCGCCATCGATTTCAATCGTGACGCTGGCCTCGACCACCGCATCCACGCCGCCTTGGACGCTGAACTGCGTCACATAGCCGTAGAAGGTCCAGGTTGCGGCCGGAGTGGTGTCGGTAAAGGTGATCTTGAATTGCCGACGGGTGCGATTCGCACGGTCAGTGCGCAGCCCCTGATGGACGGTGTCATCAGGGTTGAAGTGCAACGACAGCGAGAGCTGACCTTCATCGCGAAGACCAACCCGCTTTTCCTTGGCAGTCGAGGCCAGATTGGTGACGTCAATGACCGATGCCTGGCCGCCGGGTCCTTGGAAGGACACGACGTTGGGGATGGTCTCAAAGGTGGTGGTACCGAATCGGGCAATGGTGATGCCCTGCGCGGTGATCGCAGTACTAGGCATGAAAGGCCTCCAGGTGGGTTTTGAAAAAGGACCGCACGACCACCGTTACCGGTAGTAGGTGAAGTCCACAGAAATCCGGTAGATGCCGGCTTGAGGGTCGAAATCGGTCAGGCCCATGCGTACATCGGCCACGGTGTTGATGTCAGCGAGCAAGGCCGAGAGCACCTGGTCTTGCAACTGTTCGCAGAC